TCATACCTCCGCCAGCATCTCGAAAAACCCGCCATCCTCGCTGGGCCTTGGGTCCTCCTTGAGATCGAAGATCACCCCTCCATCCACGGCGCGCCATTCCGAGGTGATCCCTACGCTCTGCGCGGACCGCCGCACGGTGATGATGATCGGCGCCTTCGATACGAGTCTCGCCTGCATGACTGCTTCAGAGCCGCGAAGATAGCGGACATGAGCCCAGAGGGTGAAGCGGTCCTCCCATCCCTGGATCAGCATGCCGTCGGGATCGCGGATTATCACCGCCTGCTGGAAGGTGACACGCCGATCGAGCTGCCCCGCGTCCATGTTCACAGCCGGACCCTGCGATACGGCGCCAGCAGCGCCTCGATGGCGAAGGGCAAGGCGGTGCCTGTGCCCGTCACCTGCCGATGCTCGTACCATTGAGTGACCAGCAGCAGCATGGCCTGGCGGATGGCGGCCGGCACATCGGCGGGAGCACCATAGCCCGCGGTGAAGGTGATCGCGGCGGGCCGGCCGAAGCCGGAGATCGGCCGCAGCAGCGGGTGCTGATCCTGCAGGGCGAGCTCATGGATCAGCTCGCCCCCTTCCGCGTCGGTGAACACGGCGCTGCTGATCACGGTATCAGGAAACGGTAGCCGGATATGCCCGGTGACCGTGGCCAGCTCCGCGCGCCAGGTCTGGGTGACGAGGCACCGGCCGAGGATCCCGGCCGGGCCGTCGAGCCAGGCGGTAGCGGCGTCGACGTAGTGCTGGAGCAGCAGATCCTCGTCATCATGCTCAACGCGGGCCTGCGCCTTGGCCTCGCACAGCGTGATCGGCGTCGCGGCCGGTGGGGTGACGAGGACCAGCCGCATCAGTCCGCGACCTTGCCGTAGACGGCGGGGTCGACACCCTGTCCGGTAAAGTCGGCCTCATCGGGACGCACTCGCTTGGGGTCGTTCCAGTCAATGGCGTTCTGCACGGCCGAGGTGCCTTCGCGCGGATTGGCGTCGACGCTTTCGTGGCTCACATCGACCGCATCCGTGACCCCCGGTTCGATGATCGCGCCGGACGCTTCCTCCAGCCCCAACGCAGGTGCCGGATCGGCGACGCCCTGAGTGTCTTCCTCGCTTGCCGTCGCATCGCTCTTCGGTGCAGCATCAGTCTTCTTCACAGCCATGGTGGCCTCCATTCAGACAAGGGTGGAAGCCCGGCGTTCCTCGCCGGGCCGCTGGGTCAGGCTGCGGCCATCCTGAGGACCCGCAGCATCTCGGGATTGAGCAGCCCGCCGCCCACGCGCTTGGTGGTGTAGAAGTGGACATAGGGCTTGTTGGTGAAGGGATCGCGCAGCACCCGCACACCGGTGCGATCGACGATCAGGTAGCCGCGGCGGAAGTCGCCGAAGGCCAGTGGCATGGCTCCGGGTGCGACGTCCGGCATGGCCGCCATCTCGGTCACGGGATAGGCCAGCACGTTCTGCGGCTGGCCTTCGGTGAAGGAGGGCTGCCAGAGGTAGTTCCCCTGGCCGTCCTTGAGCTTGCGAATGCTTGCGAGCGTGTTGCGGTTCGCGACGAGACGCGCAGCCTGCGCCGCCTGACCGGGCAGCGAGTAGACCAGGTCGATCAACTCGTCGGCGGTGATCGCCGTCGCACTCGCGGCGGTGATGGTCGGGATCGCCCCCCAAGGGTGGGCAGTCGCCTTCGATCCACCCTCGGCATAGGTCAGGACCCCCGAGGGCTTGTTGACGCCGTCACCGGCCACGAAGGCGATACCCTCCTGGTAGGCGAACTCGGCCTCGATCTCGCTGGCGATCCACTGCTCGAGGTTGATCGCGGCATCATCGAGCATCTGCTGGGTGGCGCCCGGGTTGGCGTAGATCTCGCCCGGGGTGTAGTCGAGATGCCCGAACTGCGGCGTGCTGGTCTGCGGCCGCGGCGCGGTCTCGCCGACCCAGCCCGAGCCGAAGCCCTGCGCCGAGAAGAGCTTGCGGAAGCCTGCACCGGAGATCGTCTGCACCGAGGCGATCTGGCGCATGGGCGAGACCTCGACCAGCTTGTCAGTGATGGTGCGGTCCCACTCGACGGGGGCGAGATAACCGCCTTCGGCATCGGCGCCCTTGTTCAGTGCCGCCGAGACCTCGCCCTTGCGGAAGTGGGCCCGGAAGGCGTCGGTGTAGGCGGCATCAACGGGACCGGGTGCGCCAGCCGTGCCGCCGATGCGCAGGGCGGCGATCTGCGCGGCCTGCGTGTCCATGGCCGCCTGCAACTCGCCCACGGCCGCATTGATGCGATCGACTTTCTCAGCCCGGACCACATCCTCCTGGCCTTTCCTGAGGGCGGCCAGCTGGTCGCTGTGTTCGGCCTTGAAAGCCTCGAAGCTCCGTTGCAGCTCGGCGAAGATCTGCTTCGGATCGCCACTGGCGTCCGCGCGCACATCGACGATCCCGCGCATTGGCGCGGGGTGGGACATCATGTTCATGGGATTTCCTCTCAGGTGAGCGTGGAGATGAGGGACCGCGCGAGGGCGGTCCAACCCTCGTCAGCGCGCGGCGTGACGGATGCGGCAGCGCCGGGCGTGCCGCGGATCTCGGTCCGATCCGCACGGCGTTCCGACCGGGAGATGTTCTGCTTTGCGAGCAGGCTGTCGATGCGCTTGAGCGCGCTCGGACCGTTGCCGCTGGCCTCGGTCTCGACCACGTCGGCTGTAAGGAAGCCGTCCGCGAGCCCGGCGTCGATGGCCTGCGCTCCGCTGAACCAGGTCTCGGCATCCATCCAGGCGGCGGCGACATCCGGATCGACGCCGGCCTTGGCGGCGTAGACCTCGGCCATGGCCGCATCGAAGGGGATCATGGTCTCGGCCGCCGCGGCCAAGTCGTGGCGGTTGCCGATGGCGACCACCCAGGCATTGTGGAGCATCAGGAATCCGGCACGGCCGATCTGGACCTCGTCGCCGGCCATGGCGATCACCGAGGCGGCGGAGGCGGCAAGCCCGAGGATGCGGACCGTGACCTTGCGTGGGTCCTCGCGCAGCAGGTTGTAGATCGCCACGCCCTCGAAGAAGTCGCCGCCGGGGCTGTTGAGGTCGACCGTGATCTCGTCGGCGGTGATCGACCGCAGGGCCGCGGCGATGCGGTTGGCTGTGACGCCGTCGCCAGTCCATCCGTCCGCACCGATCACGTCGAGCATGCTGATGAGGTTGGTGGCACTGGGGTTGTCAGAGCGGAGACCAGCGGTCCAATGCGTCATGACTTCGCCATCGGGTTCACTCGGCGCAAGCGCGGCGGGGTGGCTTACGCTCAGCTTAGGCAGGTGGCGTAAGGTCATGGATGTTTCTTCCTCTGTTTGGGACGGGCGTGAGCAGCCGTGACGGCCACTCCGGGTCACAAGGTCGGTCAAGGGGGCTAGGCGCGCGCGGATGTATCCTCTTCGGCTTGTGATCCGGGAGGTCTGGCACTCCGGGCGGATTTGGGCGTTGATGATCCGAAGCGCACGAGAATGGAGACTGCCATGCGATCCTCTGGAGCCCTGACGGTTGCGGCCGTTGTTGTCGCGCTGGTCGCGACACCGGCGCTGTCGGACCCCGGGCGGGGTCATGGAAAGGCCCGCGGCCCGCATGTCAGCCACGCTGCGCAGCATTGCCCACCCGGTCTGGCCAAGAAAAACCCTCCCTGCGTGCCGCCCGGTCAGGCCCGGAAGTCTGATGGCCGCTACTACCCGCGCGTCGGGGATGTCCTTCGCGTCGGTGATTACGTCGTCATCCGGGATCCCCGCCGGCTCAATCTGGAGCCGCGTGACGGTTGGCGCTACTACCGTGAAGGCAACCGCGCCTATCGAGTGGACAGCGAGACCCGAAAGGTCCTTGCCGTCATCGAGTTGATCAACGCGTTCACCAACTGACCGTCCCCTTCCGTGGGGCGGTTTCGGAACCAGTCACCGAGAACTCGCCCTCATTGTCCGGGAGCTTCGTACCTGAACCGTCGGGGGGCGCACTGGCCGTCATGTTCGGCGGCGGATAATAGACATCGCCGCCTTCCCGCGGGTTCTCGTCCTCCAGCGTGCGGATCTCGTTGGGGCTCCAGACGCCCCATTGCAGCCCCTTCACATAGGCCTCCCAGCGCGCCTTGATGTCGCCCTTGACCAGGGCCGCACGGTTGAAGCGGGCATAGAGATCGGTGCGGGTGGGATCAATCAGGTCACGGGCGATGGTCTCCTCCCAGGTCGTCAGGTGATCCTCGAGCGTGTAGGCGACAAAGCCGATCGACTGCTGCTCGATGCCGGTGCCCCAGCTCGTGGACTTCTCGGTGTCGCCGATCATGTGGGGCGGGACCCCGAAGAACATGGCGATGTCGGCGCGGGTGAACTTCCGGCTCTCGATCCACTGGGCGTCCTCGGCGGTCATCGCCATGCGGGCGTAGTCCATGCCTTCCTCGAGGATCAGGTGCCGGCCTTCCTGCTCGCCGCCTGAGCGGAACTCGTCGAGGCCGGCCTTCAGGTTGGCGACGGCCTCGGGCCCGAGCCGGCCGGGATGGCGCAGGACACCCGAGACCCGGGCCCCATTGCGGAAGGTCGAGGCACCGTGCTCCTCCATCGCCAGTGACAGCCCGATCGTCTCACGGGCATGGGTGATCACCGAGACGCCGGTGACGCCATCAAGCGTCATGCCGACGAGATGGAACATCTCGGATTGCCCGAGCTGCACCCGCACCCCGTCGCGGCGGATGTAGACGTATTCCAGTTCCAGATCGTCCCTCTGCCGACAGGCCACCCGGTCCGGGTGCAGCGGGATCAGCTCCCGGACCTGTCCGCGCGAGCGGACGATCATTGCATAGGCATTGCCGCGCAGCAGCAGGTGGGTCTGCATCATGCGCCGGAACTGCGAGGGCGTCTGCCAGCGGTTGGGCCGACGCCGCAGCAGGTGCCAGAGCGGATCGTCCGAGGCGTCCTCCCGGGTGCGGTCGTCGATGCGCCGGCGCAGCTGCAAGGGCAGCGTGGCCACCGCCCCGGCAATGATCCGCACGCAGGCGTGCACGGCAGCGACGGAGAGCGCCGTCTCCGGCGAGACCGCGACCCCGGCAGCCGTGGCGTGGCCGCCGCGCAGCACCTGCTCAAGCTCGGCCGAGGTCTGCACCAGCGTCCCGGTCCAGGGGCCGAGGGATGCCTGCGGTTGTTGAACAGGCACGGCCATGGGCGCCTTCGAAGCGCGCGGTCCGAGCAGGAATGACCAGAGGGACATGAAGACCGTACCCCGAGAGGTCCAGGCGGCACTTGGACCGGACATATTGAAAGGACTACACTCGCGCTCAGACAACATGCAGGAGGAGCGCGAGATGCCTGGCGATGCGATGGACCGCGAAAAACTGCGTGCGCTCGCAGCCTTTCTGGACAGGATCGATACGCCCGACTTCTCGCCGGGCACATGGAAGGGCAGTGAGCGCCAGGAAGATGGCGCGATTCAGATGCCGTGGTTCTGCGCCAGCGACATCGTCGATCACTTCGTGCAAGCAGCCTATGATCTCGGCTGGGTCAGAAACTTCGACTGGCCCCAATGGATGGGAACAAAGGAGGCCATTCGGCTTCGGGACGATCCCGAAGCTCTTGGGATAGCAACTGACGATCAGCTCGCCAAACTCCTCACGGTCATCATCAGGCAGGACCGGTTCGTTGAAGGCTCGATCGAGGAGGCATTCGAGAGCGGGTTCATCAGAGCCATTCTGGTCCGGGCCAAGGCGCTCAGTGACAGCGGGAATGACACGGAGTTGTAGCTACAGCAGCATTGGCCCGCGGGCCTCATAGACCGAGCGGCCAGCGGACTCGTCGCGCAGCATCGCCCGGCCGAGGGCGTTGCAGAGGGCCACGACGCCGTCGATGCGCTCGGATGAGCGTTCCTTGTCGGGCTTGATGTTGCCGGCCGGGTCGTGCCGGACGGCGACGTTCGAGGCATTCCAGCGCAGCACGGGGTGGCCCCCGTGCCAGAGCAACCGCGACACCGCGAGGCGTTCCAGCTCCGCCGTGGGCGCCGCCATGCTCAGGAACCCCTGGCCGAACTGCACGAGGTTCAGGCCCTCGTCCTGCAGATGCTGGACGATCTCCCCCGCGAAGGTGCGGTCATAGGCGAGTTCGCGCAGATCGAACCGCCCGGCGAGGGCGATGATCTCCGCCTCGATGAAGGCGAAGTCGGTGGCATTTCCGGGCGTGGCCACAAGGAACCCCTGGTCGCGCCAGACATCATAGGGCACCCGGTCGCGCCGGGCGCGGCGCAGGATGTCCTCCTCCGGTACCCAGAAGCGGCTGAGCGTGATCCACTTCTCGGCCAGACTCCCGAGCGCCGCATCCCGCGTCGGCGGAAACAGCAGCAGGAAGGCCGAGAGGTCGTTCACCCGGGCGAGGTCGAGCCCGCCGTAGCATTCACGTCCCGCGAGCAGTTGCTCCAGACGGGAGAGTTCCCCCGCAATGTCCGCGCCGCCGGCCGTTGCCGACAGTCCACCCTTGGCCCAGACCTCCATGTCGAGCCAGCGGGTGACCTGTTCGGTCCATTCGTTGAGCCGCAGCCGGCGGATGGCGTTCTGCTGCGCCGGCATCTCGCGCGCCTCATCGATCTGGCGTTTGAGATCATCCAGCTTCACCGTCACCCCGAGGCTCGGGTTGGCCTTCCCCCATACCTTCGGGTCGGTCCAGTCGTCGCCCGCATCGATCGTGGCGATGAAGGCGAACCAGGGATCCGCCGTCTCCTGCGGCAGGGTGCCCTCCAGCGCCTTCACCGAGAACTCGTGGTGCTGGCGGCAGACCGAGTGGCGGTCGTGGCCGGCGGTGGTGATCTCGACGATCAGCGGCTGGCGCCGCGCGCCCGTCGCCGTGTTGAGCTTCTGGATAATCTCGGGACCCGGATGCTCGTGCACCTCGTCGACGGCCGCGAAGTGCACGTTCAGCCCGTCCATCTTGCTGGCGTCGGCCGAGAGCGGCCGGAACCACGACGCGGTGGGCAGCACGGCGAGGTTGTTGACCGTGCGGGTGACGCGGCTCGAAAGCGCCGGGCTCGCGGCCACCATCCGCTCGGCCTCGCCGAAGACGATGCGCGCCTGATCGCGGGTGGTCGCGGCCGCATAGACATGGGCGCCGGCCTCGCCATCCGCCACCAGCGCATAGAGCGCGATCCCGGCCAGCAGGGCCGACTTGCCGTTCTTGCGGGCGACCTCGACATAGGCCGTTCGGAACCGCCGCAAGCCATCCGCCCGCTTCCAGCCGAAGACGGAGCCCACCACGAACTGCTGCCACGGCTGCAGGTCGAAGGGCTGGCCCGCCCATTCGCCCGTCGAGTGCCGCAGGTGGCTGAAGAACTCGATCGCGTGCAGCGCCGCCGCGCGGTCCCAGACAAGACCGCGCGCCTTGCTGGTCTTCAGATCCTCCAGGTGACGCTGGCAGGCCAGCCGGGTGAGGTGTCCGGCCACAACCTTGCCCGCGACCACCTTGCGGGCCGAGGCGGTCACGGGGCAAGATGATGCCGTCCGGCTATTGCTGGATTCACGCTGTGCTGCCACGGTTCAGAAAATCCTCGAACGGATCGCGAGTCTCGGCCGGCGCCGCCATGCGGATGCGGGTCCGGCTCGAGGGCGTCAGCCCGAACTCGCTCTCGATCTGGCCCATCTGCGCCAGGCACTTGTTCGCCACCGCGAGGAACGGGTTCTGGATGATGTTGCCGCCGGCGGTCTTCACCACCGGGCCGCGGCGTTTGACCTCCACCTCCGCCTCGAGCCAGCGCTGCCAGATCACCGCGTAGCGGGCGAGCGCCCCCGCATCGAGCTCGGTCATTACCCCGTGCCGGGCCAGCAGCTCGGCCAGTTCGGTGAACTTCGCGGCGGCCGCATCGTCGAGGTGATCGGGAGCCGGCGGCACTGCCACGACCGGCTGCGGCTCGGCGGGGTTCATCCGGTGCGGCCGGGCCGTGCCTTTCACCAGCTTCAACTGGGTGGGAAGGGGCTTGCGGCCGGCCATAAGTCTTGTCCTCGGTCCCTCTGTGCATAAAGCAGTAATGTTGCTGCAGTTCGCCTACGCCGCGGAGGGCACCGGAGCGCCGTTTTTGCGACCACGATGTATCAGCCCAGGAGCCACACTCATAACCCGACCGGTCACCACGCCCTACCAGCCACTGCACGCCGAGAAGGCCGAGAGGGACAGGCAGGCAGCGCTTGTAGCGAAGAAGGTTAGATCGAGGCCATGCTCGCCCGATTGCAGGCGCTCAGAGACGACCATTTCAACGTGCAACCGGAAGAGGTCCAGTAAAGTCACGTCGGCACCCTCGAGCGCCACTCAGCCTCATGAAGCGGAACAGCCGTCGCGCTTCCGGACAGGCGAATGTGTCGAGTAACTATCAGGCTGCCGAGGATTGCAACACCGTTCAGCGCTGACTAGAGGTTTAGAGAGCATTTTTGACATACGGTGCGGCATGGATCTTTCCCATACTTACTTGCCTTCAATAATCGGAATAATTCTGGCGCTAACTCCGCCTGCATTTGCGCAAGTTGTGCCAGAAGGACAATGCGCTGTCATTGTTGCCTCTCGCTCCAGTTTGTCGGAAGCTCAGCAGTGGGTAAGCCAAAATCCTTCGGTGCCAACCAAGGCTATAATAAAATATCGCAATGACCAATACGCCGTTTCGCTGGGGTTGATCGACAAAGTAGGCTGGCGAGAGAGCGTTGCTTGGTTTGTGGCTGCGGGGCAAGCGCCTCCGGATGCTTACTGCTCTGCCAGAGGGGCGGAAAGTCTTGCATGGGTTGCGAGTCCACCTGTTCAGCCCCCAATTAGTCCGGCCTGAACAACCCTTAGCGCGTTGATTTTGTGTGCTGAAGATGCGGTTTTGTTGGCTTTGAATTGCAGGGTTTCGTATGCTTTTGCCAGAAACCCTGCAATTTCCGGTCGCCGATGAAGCCCCATTCCCGCGCCCCTGAACAGGATGACCTGCTCCGCCCGAGACTGGTCGACATGATCGACGCCCGCCATGAGTTGGTGAAGCTTGCGGCACTGATCGACTGGGATTTCTTTGAACGGGAGTGGGCGAGCTTCTTTCCGTCTCGCCAGGGACGGCCAGCGACATCTCCACGCCTGGTGGCGGGGCTCATGTATCTCCAGCACGCCTTCAAGCTCTCTGACGAGGCAGTCGTCGCCCGGTGGGTCGAGAACCCGTATTACCAGCACTTCACCGGCGAGACGTTCTTCCAGCACCGTCCCCCGATCGATCCCTCGTCGCTGGTGCGCTGGCGCAAGCGGATCGGGGAGGAAGGAGTGGAGTGGCTGCTGACCAAGACGATCGAGGCAGGCCGAGCTTCTGGCGCGGTCACCGACAAGAGCCTGAAGCGGGTGGCTGTGGATACGACCGTGATGGAAAAGACCATCGCCCATCCCACGGATGCGCGGCTTTACGAGCGCGCCCGCGCGCTGTTGGTCGGCTTGGCGAAGGAAGCGGGGGTCGATCTGCGCCAGAACTACGCGCGCCTTGCCCCGCGGCTGGCCGCCCAGGTGGGGCGGTATGCCCATGCCCGGCAGTTCAAGCGCATGCGCAAGGCCCTGCGCCAACTCAAGGGCTATGTTGGCCGCGTGCGCCGGGACCTGCGCCGCCACCTGCAGGACATCCCCGAAGGCGCGCTGCGCGGACGGGTGCTGGAGGCGCTCTGGCTGGTCGGTCGCCTGCTCGAACAGACACCGAAGAGCAAGAACAAGATCTACGCCCTGCACGAGCCCGAGGTCGACTGCATCTCCAAGGGCAAGGCGCGCATCCGCTATGAGTTCGGCACCAAGGTCAGCCTTGCTACTACCCTCGACGGAGGCTTTGTCGTCGGCGCCCGCAGCTTCCCTGACAACCCCTACGACGGCCATACATTGGCGCCTGCACTGGAGCAGGTTGCCATCCTGACCGAGCAGGTGCCGGATCTCGCCGTCGTCGATCGCGGCTATCGCGGCCATGGCGTGGAGACCACCAAGGTCCTGATCAGCGGCACAAGACGCGGCATCACCCCGCTCCTGGCAAAGCTCCTCAGGCGACGAAGTGCCATCGAGCCTGAGATCGGGCACATGAAGAGCGATGGTCGCCTGGCCAGATGCCCGCTGAAAGGCCGCATCGGCGACGCGGTCTTCGCCGTCCTCTGCGCCTGCGGGCACAATATCCGCAAGATCCTCGCCCATCTCAGGGCTCTTTGGACTCTATTGCTTCACCTGATCACGGCGATCATCCGGGGCGAAAGGACCCTTCACCGCCATGCAGTGGCCGCCTGAGGAGTTGTTCAGAACCGACCAATTACACCCACCGCGCCTTATTCCCCTAACCCTGATCCCAATCCGCCAACGCAGGGCGCACCAACTCGGCCAACTACGACCGCTCTACTGCTCTTCGATGGAGAAACAGGCAAGGAATTCGCGGGTTGTCTCAACTGCGGAAAGTATGACAGCTCATCGGTGTGCAACAAGTATGGAGATTATGGCTCGAAATACAGCAACACCAGCATTTGGAACAAGTACGGAGACTACGGATCTAAGTATAATGAAAATAGCCCTTGGAACAGGTACGGAGAAGGTTTGCGGATAGTTGATCATGACGGGAATTACTATGGCCGCTTCTCAGTGTCACCCTACGAGGCGTCTGGCCTTGGCATTGTTCGCAACATTATAGCGGCATACGAGGCGATGGAAGATTTGGAGGCGTTGCGCAACCTACTTTGTGAATCATAATCCGAAGCAAATTCTACTCGGTTGGCTGCGCTCACAGCCGTTCAAACAATCTTCGCAACGCGAACGAACGCATAATGCTGGTCAACGTGAAAGCAGCCCCGATCTTCAAGTTCTGCGCCAACGTCGCGTGCAGGCCGAAGATCGGAAAGATCAGGACCTGCGTCACAACCGCAAGCCCATAGCCTATGGCGACGTTGGCGACAGCCTCGATCAGTGACATGGTAGGCGTCTGTTTCATGCCGCTGCCTCCTGACCCTCAACGTCCTCGCCCAACCGCTCGGCTCTCACCTCGGCGAAGGTCCGGCCGTCGCCGTCGAGGATTGCCTCGCGCCCCGTGTCCGCCTGCCAGCGCTCCACGGCGACATCGACATAGGCCGGGCTGATCTCCATCGCGAAGACGCGGCGGCCATTGGCTTCGCCCGCCATGATCTGCGAGCCGGAGCCGGAGAACGGCTCGTAGCAGAGCCCGCTTCGGGCGACGTGCTGGCGCATCGGGATGCCGAAGGCGTCGAGCGGTTTCGGCGTCGGATGGTCGGGGCGCTCGTCCTTGGCGAAGGAGGGCATCTCCCAGGTCGAGGGGAGCCGGCATAAGCATCCTTACATCACGATGACCGGGCTCGCCAGGCGCATATCCGTAGGCCATTACGTTGGTGCTAGATGCAGGAACTTCATGGCCGCCCAAACTTGAGATATGACGCATGCGAAGGTCGAACTCGGCGCGCGGTCTCTGATACTTCCCAAATATCCCAAACCTTATTGTGCCGATGGTGGCAACCGGCACACTTACATTTGCAGTACCACTGCCTCCAGAGAAAAGCCTAGCACTGTCGCGGCTTAGGCGAATAACCAACCCGGCAGCGCCGCCCGCCAGAGTGGATCCGGTCAAAGCTGCTGCACCTTGAGTAGGCGTCGCGATACTTGGAGCGAAGAGTATATATGGGGGGAACGGCGAGCGCGGGCTCGATGCAAGCGCTCCGACAGTTGCAGTCGCCGCGCCGGGCGGTGCAGACGTCGCTGCTGCCGGCGGCGTACCAGCCGACGGCGCCCCAGACGGGGCAGTGCTGCTCTTAACCGAGACAGGAGGAAACTTGATCAGCGGCTTGAGACTAACTTTGCTCGTCGCCGCCCCACTGCTTGTGGAACTGGACTGCGTGGTACGTGGCGTAGGGGCCACACCAAGTACTCCAGCGGCAACAAGCGGTGCTAGGTCGGCAAGCGAGGACACCGTTGAGAGCCCAGGCCGAGTTCCATTAAACCAAGCGTCAATCGCGGCAGCCACGTCCGTAAGAACGTTTGCAGGATCGCCGGCCGACGAATCCAAGAGCAATCCCGCCTCGATGTTCATACCGGAAATGCCCGGAGTGGTCAGATTTGCCGATCCAACATATGCCGCCTGCGAGCCATCCTGTCGTGTGAAGTGATAGACTTTTGGGTGAAATAGTCCCGCAGAGAAGCTGACGACCCCGATCTGCGCATTTGTTCTTGGATTTCCAACGAGATTGACCAGTGCTTCGATGTCGGGCTCTCCAGTTTCTCCGCCGTTTGATCCGATCACGCAGTTCGTCAATCGGTCTTGGGCCTTGAGCTCATTGAGCACTGGCACCAAAGGAGCCAATCCGTCCGCACTGAAGTATCCGGTTTGCCAGCGTAGGGCGTCGACAGCCTGCGGATTAAAGCTAGCGAGCCAGTCACCGAGTACGTCCGACGTATTTCGAGATGCTGAGTCAATATATCGCAAGGGTGCTCACTCCGATCGAGGGATATGGCACGAATATCAGCCGCTTATGTCGAAGCACAAGCAGCAAGAGCTAGTGCGGGGGCGGTGACCTGCCCCGGGATTTTTCCTCCAGATGCGATTAGAGTCCGGCCCAACTTGAGGACGGACAATGAAGCGAACGAGATTCACGGACGAACAGATCATCGGCATCCTGGCAGAGCATGAGGCAGGCGCGAAGTGCGCTGACCTGTGCCGGAAGCACGGCATGTCGGAAGGCACCTTCTACAACTGGAAGGCCAAGTTCGGCGGCATGACGGTGTCGGAGGCGAAGCGGCTGAAGGGGCTCGAGGATGAGAACGCCAAGCTGAAGAAGCTGCTGGCCGAGCAGATGCTGGATCTGGCGGCGATGAAGGACCTGGTTGCAAAAAATGTATGGTCCGCCCCGCTATTGCAAGGTTTTCGTGCGTGGCCGTCCGGCTTGCGTAAATGTATCCGGCCTCTGATCAGTCAGCCGCTTTTGGCGGCAAGGCCTTGATGAGATCCGCCCCTCGGGTTCCAGATTAGTGGTGCGGGATCGCGTCCCGCTTTTTTGCGCGTGGCTTACCCCAGGTCGATCAACCGTTTGGTCATCACTTTCCCCTGCAATCGGTTCTGCGGCCGAAGGGTCAGCTTAACGCTGCGCCTCTCGACGGCAGGTAGATGGCGCCGGGCCTTGTGAGGATAGCCCATACGATCCGGGTCAGCTTGTTTGCCAAGGCGACGACGGCCTTGTTGCGGTGGGTTCGTGCCTCAAGGGCTGAGAGCCAGCCACCGAGGGCATGGTTCGCCCGGTTCAGATGCAGAAGGCAGGACCGGGCGCCATGAATGATCAGTCGCCGCACATAGCGATTGCCGCGTTTGCTGATGCCCAGAAGGGTCTGCTTGCCCCCGGTCGAATGCTCTGCCGGCACCAGCCCCAACCAGGCAGCCAGATCGCGAGCCTTGCGGAATTGCCGTCCGTCCCCTGCGGCTGCGACGATCGCGGTCGCGCCGAGAGCTCCGATGCCCGGGATGGTCACCAGGCGACTGACGGCGTCGTGCTGGCTGGCATAGGCTTCGACCTTGCCGGTCACAGCCCTGATGCGCCCTTCGATGTAGGCGAGGTCATCGAGCAGCTCTTCGAGCAGCACCCGCATGGCGGGGGTCAGGTCATTCTCCACATTGCCCAGATGCCGACGGATGTCGGCATGAAAGCCGCCAGCGCCGACGCGCATCGCCAGTCCATATTCAAGGCAGAAGGCTCGCGCCTGGTTGATCAGCGCCGTCCGCTGCCCCACGAGCCGGTCGCGGATGCGATGCAGGGCTTGCAGATCGATCTGCTCGGGTGTGCGAACCTCGACGAAGCGCATCGTCGGCCGCGTCACCGCCTCTGCAATCGCCGCCGCATCGACCGTGTCGGTCTTGTTCGATTTGACATAAGGCTTCACGAAGCGCGCCGGAATGATCCGGGCATCATGGCCCATCGCGACAAGCCGACGCGCCAGCCATTGCGAGCCCGGGCAGGCCTCCATGCCGATGAGTGCATTCGGCGCGGCATCGAAGAAGGCCAGCAACGTGTCGCGCGAGAACTTCGCGCGCTGAATCACCGATCCAGCGGCGTTCAGGGCGACGACGTGGAACACCTTCTTGCCGATGTCGATGCCGAAGGCCGCCGTTTGAGGGTCAGGTTTTGTGCGCATCCTTTCTCTCCGTTTGATGGTGGTGCCACGATGCTACGCCGGGGCGCGGGGCGGGCCATCCCATTAGTGGTAGGGCCCGCCGTGAAGCGTGAAGCCGTTGCGTATCTTCGGGCCGAGCATGGCCTCTCGGAACGGCGGGCCTGTCACATCGTCGGCGCGGATCGAACGATGATCCGCTATCGATCCCGACGCGCGCCGGATACGGCGTTACGCGGTCGGTTGCGGGACTTGGCCAACGAGCGCCGGCGGTTCGGTTACCGGCGCTTGTTCGTATTGCTGCGCCGCGAGGGCGAGCCCTCGGGGATCAATCGGATCTATCGGCTCTACCGCGAAGAAGGGCTGACGGTGCGCAAGCGGAAGGCGCGGCGCAAGGCGGTCGGAACACGGGCCCCTATCCTGGTCGAGGCGCGGCCCAATGCACGCTGGTCGCTGGATTTCGTCCATGACCAGTTCGATTGCGGGCGAAGATTCCGGGTGCTGAACATCGTCGATGACGTGACCCGGGAATGTTTGGCGGCGATCCCGGACACCTCAATCTCGGGGCGGCGCGTGGCACGAGAACTGGCCGCCCTGATCGAACGCCGCGGAAAGCCCGGGATGATCGTCTCTGACAACGGCACCGAACTGACCAGTAACGCGATCTTAACCTTTGCCGCCGATCGCGACATTGAGTGGCATTACATCGCCCCGGGCAAGCCGATGCAGAACGGATTTGTGGAAAGTTTCAACGGGCGGATGCGGGACGAGCTGCTCAACGAGACCATGTTCCGTAACCTGGCCCATGCCCGTATCGTGATCGCCGCCTGGGCTGCCGACTACAACACCGAACGCCCGCACTCGGCCTTGGACTACCAGACCCCGGCTGACTACGCGCGGACCCTGACCGCCGCAATCGCCCGCCCCGCTGCGCGAGATGAAAGCTCCGCGCGTCGGGCGATTGCTCAACCTGCGCCAATTGGCGTAAACACTAACCGGGCTCCGGTCGCGGCTGGATGA